TCAAAAGCCCTAGCTCTGTTCGTCAAGCGCAACGGTTCTTACCTGAAGAAACCATGAACAACGTCCGTGATGCTTCTATGGGTAGAATATTGAAACAGATTGGTGCAACTGTAGACGAAGCTGGCCAAGTACGAATGACAGATGATTTCATTGAGTCTTTCAAATCTGGTAAGCTAGGAGGCAAACTACAATCAGTGCTTCGGTCTTACGGTCCTGACACCATCAATTCAATGTTTGGACGCAACGCATTTGATAGCTTGAACGCTATGGCAGAAACAATGGTCAAGGCATCAAACGCCGCAATTGCTGGTAAGGGCGGTCTTGCTGCTCCGAACATCGCACTTGGTCTTGGTGTTGTCAGTTTGATTATGAATCCTCTGGCTACATTGCCTACAGCAGTGGCTTATGGCGTTATGTCAAAAGCATTACGCGATCCTCGAGTCTTGCGTATGATGATGGCATCACGCAAGCCAAACAGCGTAAAAGATTTTCTGTCTGGAAAGTTCAAAGCAAATGACCCAATCGCGCAGGGTTTTCAAGTTATGAATCAACTGGTCGCCGCCGCCGCTGTTCAAGGAACACGCATGAGCGTAGAACAAACAGCGGAAGAAGTAAGACCTGTAACTCAAGAGGCAATGCAACAAATTGCACCTACGATAAATCAAGCCGCTCAAACGGTTGCACAGCAGGCTCCACAAGTTATGCCTGGTACGGCTGGTAGCGCGGCACAAGTATCTCCAATTTTGTTACCTGATCCTGCGACAGCAGCACTGGCGCAGCAGTTAGGAAGGACAACACCATGAATAAAGATAAACTTAGGGCTGAAATAGCTGAAGACGAAGGATGCAAGTACGAAATATACTTGGACCATTTAGGCCTAGAAACGTGTGGAATCGGTCATTTAATCCGTGAGTCAGACGAAGAGTATGGTAAGCCCGTAGGCACAGTTGTAGAACAAGAACGTGTCAAGCAACTGTTCAATCTTGACATTGCTGTAACTCTTGAAGACTGCAAAAGACTGTATCCTGACTGGGGCGATTTACCACAAGAGTGTCAACATATTGTAGCAAACATGATGTTTAATCTTGGTTACCCTAGGCTAGCTAAATTTAAAAAGATGAAGGCTGCTGTTGATGACAGAGATTTTAATGAAGCCGCAAACCAGATGGTTTCTTCAAAGTGGTATACGCAAGTCCCCAATCGAGCCAGACGCTTGGTCGCTAGGATGCGAGCACTAGCCGATGACTCAAGTAGCAGTTGAAACGGGAACCATAGGCGAACATATATGCACTCTACGTTTATTAAAATCTGGTGTTGCTTGTTCCATCGTTAATCTTCAGACCGTTGATGTCATTGCTCATGACTATAGTAGAGTCTGGCGTATTCAGGTTAAGTCAAGCAGTCTTCGTGTAGAAAAGGGAAGAAAGGCTGGATACCATTTTAGCCTAGGTGTAGGCGGTAGGCGTAAACGTCCTCTTACACCAATTGACTGTGATATTGTAGCTCTTGTTTCTATTGAACATGAACAAGTTGTGTTCTTTCCAGTTGCTAAGTTAGACAGTCAAAAAACAAAACGTATGCTCACCAAAAGATTTTTAGACCCGCAGACAACAGTGAAAAGCTGGGAAAAATGTATGGACTACTTTGCTTAACCCACTTCTCCCCAATTGTCTCCTAGCTCTTGGTCAACCTTGCTAGGCACCTTTAATTCCATACTGGTTTCCATAATCTCTGTGATCCTTGACGCTTGCTCCTCGGACTCGACATTGAAGCACAGTTCATCATGCACTGTTAACAAAGGCACCAACCCTTCTTTGTAACATTCGACCATAGCTTGTTTAGTTTGATCAGCCGCAGACCCTTGAATTAATCTGTTCAAAGCTTTATAAGTAAATGCGCGGCGGATATTCAAACCATATTCAACTTCAGCTGCTTTCCTAGGCATAGGCTTGTTATAGCCAAATGTCGAGGGTTCCCACATATCGAAACGACATAATCGACCTAGGTAGGTACGAATCTGGCCATGTTTTTTCGCCGCGCCCGAAACCATGTCCGCTAGTCCTTTGACGAATGGCACCTTCTTGTGATACTCCGCCAGCAGTTCTTTAGCTTCATCTGTACTGATATCCATAGTGTGCGCTAACTTACCCACGCCCATACCGTACATAATGCCAAGGTTTACAGTCTTTGCCTGCTTACGACTGATGCCTGCCATGTCTGCCACCATCTGATGGAAGTCAGCGTCACCTTTGTGATATTCTGCCACCACATCGTCAATAGATGCGTGACGATGTTTTTCACCAAGAGCAGCACAGTAATGAACCAAGAGCCTCGGCTCTTGACTTGAGTAGTCAAAGCTACCCCACTTGCAACCATCATCCGGTATAAACAAGCCACGGATCATTGCCTTAATCTCTGGATCTCGTGCAGGAATTTGCTGTAGGTTTGGATTGCTTGATGAGAACCGTCCTGTCACAGTTCCGCCATCATCCGACCGCAATTGATGGAACTCGCAGTGTATCCGTCCCTTGTGGGCAAACTTCAAAATGTTATCAATAAACGTGTTACTAGCCTTATCTAGTTCGCGAAGTCTAAGTATCTTTGCCGCAACTTCATGCGTACTGGCCTGCAAGAACGCTTTGGTAAAAGATGGTTGTCCGTTGTTCTCGGTCTTATTGTAATGCAGACCATAGTGGTCAAACACCTTGGCTACACTCTTCGCGACCCACGGCTCTATCTCTATACCTGTGCTATGCTTTATCTCCTTAACTAGATCTTGCTTACGCTTGATCAATGTTTTCTTGGCTTGCTCTGCGTGATCAATGTTTACAGCTACACCCTTCTCCCGCATGTCAAGTAAGACTGGTATCAGATCCGTCTCTAGCTTGAACACATCCATAAGACTTTGCTGTTCTAGTTGAACCTTAAATACATTCCACAGCTTCAGTGTGATCTCTGCATCCTTCTCGGCGTATGCCCCTACGAACCTAGAGTTCAAACGCCACATCTCTCCTTTAGGGTCAAAGCCGTAATCACTAGCGGCGGCACGCAGGGTCTTTTCATCCTTGCGCATGTTTAGATAGTCTCGACCCAAGTTGTTAAGGCTGTAACTGAACCTGTTCTCATCAAGCAAGGGAGCTGCTACCATGGTGTCGATTATCGTACCTTGAATCTTGACTCCTGCCCATCTTAGCCAGCCAGCATCATATGTAGCGTTATGCATGATCTTGGGGATGTTAGGCGTGTTAAGCTGATCCTGTAGCCATGTCATGACTTTCTTTTGTGGGATGTTACCGCCACCTTCATGTGCGATAGGGTAGTAACCAACAAAGTCCCCAGCCGCTATAGCTACGCCAACTATGAACCCATCACCTCGTGCCCATCCTGGGCCTAGTGTCATTAGGTTTGGATCACTTGTTTCAAGGTCAATAGCGATATACTCACTATTACGCAGATCAGGAAAACTGTCTGGTGGCACCCAATCTTTTTCTATTGTGTCAAGATCCATCCGGTGCAAGAAGCTGATCTGGCTCTTTTCCTTAGTCATCTGCAAGTTCTCCACCGCAGGCCATGTAACCACAAGCATCAACCCAGTTATCTTGATGATGTGGATTAGATGCAATCCGAGCAATCTTTAGCAAGGTCATCTTAACCGCACAATCCATTCCCATGGGCAGGTCATCCGGCTTTATACTGTCCCACCAATACCAAGCAGTTTCAATGTTGGTAAAGTTGTTCTCCATTTCACCATGTTGAGATGCTCGGTCTTTGGTTACATAACCTTTTGCTGTATCTAATATTTCTGATCTTTTCATTTTATCTTCCAGTCAACTCCGAGTTCGGTGGTTAAACAAAAGTGTGCTTCAGGAAACATCTTCCATGTTCTTTGCGTCATTGCTACATGGCACTCAGAGATAGATTCGTGCCGACTCAAAACATCAACTCTACCTTCGCTGGCTGAAGTCATTGTTACCATTATCAAAAGATACTTCATATGACATACCTATATTTTGCTTGTGAATCAATAATATGCAGGTTGTGCCGTGCTCGTGTTATACCTGTATAGAAGACTCGATGTTCATCGTCTTGATCAGGGTTGCTGACGGCTGGATACGAAGAGTCTGTCAACAGCATAATGTTATCATCCTCGCCGCCCTTCATACGGTGGATGGTTGACAGTTTTATACGAGGCTTATGAAGATCCTCTCCCCTACGTTTGATTGCTTTTACATACGTTATGTCTTCTTGTGACATGTTGACAACAAGTTCTGGTCGCGTGTCTTTGGGTGCGATAAGTCCATGATTTGCAACGAGTTCATCATAACCAAACAATCCTTCAGGATCTACTGCTTCAAAGGTTTTCTTTGCGCCACGCTTTAACAGAGCCTTGGCTCCTTGCTTTGGCATCAGATCATATAAGTCCTTCAAGCTACCCACGCTTACGCTTTTGCCGGATGCAATCGCGTTCCATGTGTTGATGCCCTCCAAATATGCTGGGTTAAGACTAGGCCTGCCGTACCGTTCAAACAGGTATCCATCGTCTCGTAAACTATTGTGAATGTTGTTCAAGGATCTGTTGGTTCTAGCCATTATAGTCCACGAACCTTCATCAATGTTCACATCAAACCAGTTCATGTGAAAATCGGTGAAACCTTCATCGTCTCTCGGTTGCCAGTCCTTGTGCTGACGATACCCGATACGCTTCACTACATGATTGGCTAGATTGAACACGGATCTCGGCACTCGGTAGCTTTGATTTAGCACACGTTTATTGTCCGAGGCGTTCATGAAACTGCTTATGTCCACACCATTCCAGCGGTGTATGCATTGGTCATCATCTCCGGCGTACCATACTCTCGCCGCATTCTCCTTGAGTATGAGAACCTGCTTCCATTGTAGCGGTGTAAGATCTTGTGCCTCATCAACTATGAGGACTTCTAAACTCGGAGCCGTACCCTGCTTTACGAATAGCTCAATCATGTCGGTGTAATCGAATTTACCGAGTTCACTTTTGTAAAGAGAATAGACTTCGTTAACTCTTTTCAACAAAGACCAATGTAAAGTGTAGTCGCCGCGATCACTGTATTCCTGTTCCATGGTTATACAACGGAGCTTGGCGCGACTGATAATTTCTAAATATCTATTGCCCTCTTTTTGTGACAGAGGAACTAACCCTTCCTCCATAATTTCGGCAGTGTTGGTGTCAAAGGATAAACCGAGCACACCGCCCAGCTTCCTAAAATCTTCAGGCTGCATAGTGTCTCTTTTATCCATGCCAAGCCAGTTGAAGCCAATGGAGTGTAATGTCTTGAACCAAGGTACATCTTTTTCTGTCAACCTTAATTCTTTACCGACCCTATGTCTGGCTTCTTCAATCGACTTTCTGGAGAAGGACACAAACCCTATACGATCTGGAGGCGTACCACGTTGCAGTTCTTCACGCACAATGTTGATCATCGTGTGTGTTTTACCGCAACCAGGAGGCCCAAAGATCAGGGTTTCCTCACTCATCAGTCATCTCGCGAGGACGTTCAGCGATCCAGTTTTCTACTTCTTCTACATTCCAACGAGATACACTAACCCTGCCATCTGGTTTGTGAGATCCGAATACAAACGGCTTGGGGAAGTGCCCTTCCTCAACCCACTTATATATTGTGGATCTGGATACCCCCAACATATTAGCAAGATCACCGACCTTCATGTAGGACGGTAAATCAGAACGGGATGTCATTAAATTTCTCCTTTACTGGTAAATTAACTTCACTCGTATCAAACTCTGGCACATGCCATACACGCAGGTTTTTCCACTGGCCAGTAACCTCATCCTTCAGCTTATAGATGCTGTTACACTCCTGCCCTCCATTCAAATCCTTGAGTCTCTCCTGTATTTGAGGTCGCTTATATTCGTTGAATCCTCGATTACGCAGGAACTCCATAAGACCTTTTAACGTAAACAATGTAAGATCATTTTCAGTCCAAGGCTTACCCATGATCATTTCTTCTGGTGACCGCGCCCTAATACGGCTGGTGCAGAAGATTTCAAGCAGTTCTTCAAACTGACCCTTAAACGTCAGTTCTTTCGGAACCTCGATAGCTGTTGCGTTTTGCAACATGTTGTTAACCACTACCTGCCAATCCTGTGACTTCAACAGTGGCGGCATGGTATCAATCTGTTCCATACAGGCTCGTTGAAACTGAAGCGGCATCTGTAGTTGCTCTGTTGTCAACTCCAATCGTTTACCGTCAACGTCCATAAAATATAAACGTGGCTCAGACTTTAGGACAGTTAACCCGCCTATAACAGGCATAGAGTCACTACTACCTATGCCAAACTTAGCGGCACGACACGCTGCCTTGTCACAATGACTGGACATCGGTTCTTCTTTACACAGGTAACCATATTCTTTTTTGTCATGCTGATTTTGTATCGTAACAACTTCACTAGCTGGCAGTGAGGGTTTGCAATACTTCTGGTTCCACTTTTCCAAAGTGGACTTCCAATTGTCTGGATACATGAGCTTGGCTGTGACCGCCGCATGAAACATAACTTTGTTTCTGGTGCCGTCAGGTACAGATGTGGCAAACATAATCCGCAGACACGGCGGCATGTTCTTCAGTTCAGTGTCTTCGTCTATGAACTGTAGCTTACGCAATTTTTCTAGTGTGGTGCTTTGCTTCTCAACCATAGTCAAGAAGTCCTCAAAGCTGACCTCCTCGCCCTTTTCATCAATGGCGTAACGAAGTGTATTCTTCTGGTCAAAATATGGCAGGTTGATAAAGTTGCCAACGTCACCACGTTCAGCAAGGATCTTATCCTGCTTGGGAAATACTTCACAGCCACCAAAACCTAAAACCGCAGCGAACTCGGTCAGGTGGTCGCGCATATCTGTTGCACTAATCCAGTCCTTAGTAAACAAGAACAGGTGTGCGCCTCCAGATTTAGAGCGGCAAACAATCAAAGGAATTTTGAAACGGCGGCACTTCTTTAATATTTCAAGGTGGTCAATCGGATAGGTGTCAATGTCTAATGCACCAAACTTACACATGTTCTTATTGTTAATAGGTATTGATCCGATACCATGCTCCCCATTCAGATGCCCCTGCACCAGTTCTTTAGTAAGGGGTTCCCGAACAATGACACTTTTAGCCTCTGTCTTTCCGTTTCTTCTTGTGCTTCCTACTGTTGTCTGACCGTGTGCAACGCTTGATCCTTCAAACGCAGACATGAAGCGGTCAATGAAATCCATCATATACTCCGTGCAAGAAGGGGGAGGCGAACCTCCCCCAAGTCAACTAAAATGGAATGTCATCGTCCTGTGGTGGCGTAGATGAAGAATTAGTAGTCTTCATCTCATCGTCAGCCGCAGCCTTAACTTCACCTTTTGTTATTGACGCACGGAACTCTTTGGCTTCATCAAAGACAGCCTTGTCCTGCACAAAGCCAACCTTTTCGATTGACCAGTTATACCAAGACCGCAATGAACCATCGACAGTCTTAGACTCTTCAATTACAGACAACTTCCACATGGTCGCAAATAATGCCGGAGTACGCATGTTGCCTTGCGCATCCTTAACCTTCTGCATAGCAATCTGTGTTTTCCAACGGCGACTAACCTTCAAGCCTGTTGACTTAAAGTCAATGATAGCTTTCTGGGTCATGCCATCTTCACCAAACACCAAGCAATAGTGCTGATCTGTCTTAATGACCTCGTTACCATTCGCAAGAAACTCTTTGGCACCTTGGCGAGTAGTTTGAGTCAGGCGCGGATCGGATGGGTCGATAGGCCCTAGATACCCGCCCCCCTGATCTTCAGGGATAAACTCTGGGTACACAGTTGCCTGATAACAAGGAATCACCGTGATGCCCTTCTCACCGTCCCAAGTCTCCTTGGTCAGGGTGTTGAACACATCGCCTTGATTAAGACCAGCGATATACTTTGCATCGCTTTTCTTGAGTTGCGGTGATGTGCCTTGGGCGACACGAACAAATGGGATCTCCAGTTCTGACGCATCAAAGTCAATGCCTTCTCCGGCAGTTAACAGGATGTCATCCATAATTGTAGCTGGCAGTCCAGCTTCTTCTTTTTTCACTACATTATTAGCCATCTTTATTTCCTCTTCACATCAGCAGTTCTAGCTACATATGCTCCAAACATATCCAAGTCGATAGGCAAACCTTTCTCTACACGCTCTCTTACAAACGCTTTGAGTGTCATCGCATGAATATGAGTTTTTTGTTCAGGATGGAAACCCTTCTGCTCAAGGTCGTACATAACGTCCCCAGCAGCGTTGTCCTGACCACGACCAAACGACACGATGATGTCGTTCTTTATGATGTCATCCAGACCATGTTCACGGAGCCAATTAAATGCGTCCTGCTTCCGATCCGCAGGGATACTCGCTGATACAAACGGTTTTAGTTGAACGGTAGCTCCATCCACATCAACACGTTCAATGCCCATCTCATCCATGAGCATTGGTATCTGTTCAAACGATATCCGCTGTTTGTCCTGCTTAAGTGCCTTCAGATGTTCTTCAGCCTCATCAATTTGCTGCTGAATACTATTTAACTGACGCACCAGACTGGACAGTTGTTTGCCGCCATCCGCGTCTACACCACCTAGTGTATCTGCATCAGCGAACATTTCTTCATCAAAGATATTTTCACTCTGCTTCATAGCAAGTACATCCTCTTCAGGTTTATGGGTTGACGGACTCGTTCCGAACCCTTATGTTTGTACCATATAGGAGGATATAG